ACAGAACAAAATGGAGGGGTTAATATGTCTACAGATCGTGAAATTATCGACACGTTGCATGACGCACTTGCCAAAGACCTACTCGTAAGAGTTAAGTCAGGTGAAGCTACTGCATCAGAGTTAGCTGTTGCCGCTAAGTTCCTCAAGGACAACAACGCTAGTCTCGACATTATCCAAGCAGATACTGCAATGGGTAACTTGTTAGAGGCTCTACCGTTCCAACCGAAGATAGTAGGACAAAAAGATGGCTAGAGATTACCGCAAAGAATATGACAACTACCACAAGCAACCTGAACAGCGCCTTCGTAATGCCGCACGGAAACGTGCAAGGCGTAAAGTGATCCGTGATAAAGGCGCAGCCGCTGTACAAGGTAGAGACGTTGATCACGTAGATCGTAACCCACAGAATAATGCCTCTAGTAACTTACGCATTATGTCTAAGAAAAGAAATAGGAGTCGAAATGGCTAACAAAGGTTTATACGCAAACATTAATGCAAGAAAAAAGAATGGCACCAGCCGTTCAAAGAAAAACTCAACTGTATCAAAGAAAGCCTACGCTAGTATGAAGATAGGCTTCAAGAAAAAATAAAGGAACTCAAGATGAACCCACAACTGCCTCAAGAGTTACACGACTTCAGGAACTTCCTGTTTATTGTATGGAAGCATCTGGCACTACCAGACCCGACAGAAGTACAATATGACATGGCCGAGTATCTCCAGAATGCTCCTAGACGAGCAATCATTGAGGCATTCCGTGGAGTTGGTAAGAGTTACATCACTGCCGCTTTTGTAGTGTGGAAGCTACTGCTTGATCCTGAGATTAAGTTTATGGTTGTCTCCGCATCAAAGGCTAGAGCAGATGACTTCTCCACATTCACCCAACGTCTGATTATGGAACTACCAATGTGTAGTCACCTGATCGCTAAAGATCACCAAAGGTGGTCTAAGATTGCATTTGACGTTGGCCCTGCAAAAGCATCAGGTTCCGCTAGTGTTAAGTCTGTCGGTATCACAGGACAGCTTACAGGTTCTCGTGCTGACATTATTATTGCCGATGACGTTGAAGTCCCTAACAACAGTATGACACACATGATGCGTGAGCGTCTTGCAGAAGCTGTTAAGGAGTTTGACGCTGTACTCAAGCCAGAGGGTAAGATACTTTACCTTGGCACACCACAGTGCGAAATGAGTCTTTATAATACACTCACAGAGCGTGGTTATCAAATGCGAGTATGGCCCGCACGTTACCCCTCCACAGAACGCGCTGAGAAGGCGTATGGGAGTCGTTTAGCACCCATCCTATACGATAAGATGTCCTATAGTGACAAGCCGTTAGACGGGCAACCAGTAGACCCTAAGAGGTTCGATGCTGATGACCTGTTAGAACGGGAACTCAGCTACGGTAAATCTGGATTCGCACTACAGTTTATGCTCGACACAAGCCTCAGTGATCTTAACAAGTACCCACTGAAGCTAAGTGATCTTATGGTCATGTCGTGTGACGAGAAGAAAGCACCAGAGAAGCTAGTGTATGGCATTATGAAGGAGATTAAAGACCTCCCTAATGTTGGCCTAGCGGGTGACAAGTACTACGCCCCAGAAGCTGTTGTAGGAGACTACGTTGACTACACAGGTTCCCTGTTGGTCATTGACCCGTCAGGTAGAGGTTCGGATGAAACCGCTTACGCAGTCGTTAAGATGCTAAACGGTTACTTGTACGTAGTTGAGTGTACTGGAGTTGACGGTGGTTATAACCAGAATGCTCTACAGCATCTCTCCAATGTGGCGAAGAAACACCAAGTTAACGCTGTGTTGATTGAGAGTAACTTTGGTGACGGTATGTTTACAGAACTACTGAAGCCCATACTCAACAAGACGTACTCTGTCTCAATCGAAGAGGTACGCCACAGCAAGCAGAAAGAACTACGTATCATCGACACACTAGAACCCATCCTGAACCAACACAGGCTCATTATAGACCCCAAGGTTATCCAACAGGATTACGACAGTGTACAGAAGTACCCCGCAGAACAAGCACAACGCTATATGCTTACCTACCAACTATCCAGAGTCACTAGAGACAGAGGCTCACTGGCCCATGACGATAGGTTAGATGTACTAGCGATGGCTGTTAAGTACTACGTAGATCAAATGGCCGCTGATGTTAACTTAATGATGGACGAGCGTAAGGAAGAAGTCTTACGTCAGGAACTCGATAAGTTCATTGGTGGATTCAATATAGGCAACAAGGGTAGACCAACAGCCCTTACTGCATTCTAAGAGGACATTATGGTAACTGAAATAGCATTGGCTGTAAAAGCCGCACACTCTAGTGTCCAATTTATCACTAAAGCGGTCAACGCAGGTCACGATGTAATGGACTTGACTGACCGCATCGGTGCATTCTTTGACGCTAAGGAACAAGTACAGGAAGCAGAGATAGCTTCTAAGAACCCCTCACTGGCCGCTAAACTACTCGTAGGAGGCTCTGTAGAGTCTCAGGCGTTACAGATCACTACCGCCAAGTACAAGATAGCAGAGCAGGAGAAACAAC